GAACACGTATTATGCCTAATGGTTCTATCTTAATCATAAATACTAGGTACCATTATGATGATTTATGTGGATGGTTACTAAAACAACAAGAGAATGTAGGTGATTATGCTGTTACTCCTTGGGATGTTGTACGTATCCCTGCATGGTTAGACGAAGAAGCAGCAGAATTACTAGAATTACCAGTAGGTAGTAGTTATTTTCCTGAATGGAAGCCTGATGATGTTTTAAAAGTAGATGAAGCAGAGATTAAAGCTTCCAATGGTGCACGATATTGGAACGCATTGTACATGCAGGACCCAACACCTGATGAAGGTGGTATCATTAAAAAGAAATGGATACAATATTGGGATGATGAAGAGCCACCACCTTGTGAGTTTATAGTACAAACATATGATACTGCTTTTTCTACATCAAGAACTGCAGACTATAGTGTAATACAAACATGGGGAATCTTTCACAGCTATGAAGAAAGTGAAGATGGTTATGAAAACTATGTATCACAACTAATACTACTAGGAAATATAAAAGGTAGATTTGAATATCCAGAGTTAAGAAGAATAGCACAACAATTATATGATGAACATAGACCTGATGTTTGTATGATAGAAAAGAAAGCATCTGGTCAATCACTCATACAAGATATGCGTAGAGCAGGGTTACCTGTTTTAGAATATCTACCAGACAGAGACAAAGTATCTAGAGTTTATTCTGCTACTCCTATGATGGAAGCAGGTAGAGTATGGATACCTAGCAATAGAAAGTGGTCAGAAGATTTATTAGAAGAGTTATTACGTTTTCCAAATGCAGCACATGATGACCAAGTTGATGCAATGACAATGGCAATACATTATATGAAAGAGTCATGGCACCTTGAGCATCCTGAAGACCCAGAGTGGGATGACCCACCTAAAAAGAAAAAGGTTGCATACTGGAGAACTTAGTGTTATAATAAAAAATATTAGGGGATAATTATGACAAAAGCATTAACAGGGTTAGCAGAACTTTTAGTTAAAGGAGGAAGTCCTAAAACTAAAGCACAAGAAGTTCTTGAAACTTATACTAAAAAAAATAAAACAAAAGATGATTTAAAAAATATTTCTGATGAAGACCTTTCATTAGAAGATATAAAAAAGAAATATAAAGTTAATCAAAAACAAAAAAGAATCCCTGAAGTTCAAACAGCAGCTCAAAAACTTTATGAAGGAAAAATTGATAAAGATTTTTATGATAGAGTTGTTAAAGCATACCAACCAATAAATTTAATTACAGAAATGCCTGAAGTCCCTTCTTTAAAAAGAATACAGGGAACATTAAAATCTAATCAATTAGAAGAAGGTGTAGTAGGTATAAATAAAAAAGGAATTGATTTAGAAGGTAAAAGAGTAGCTTCACGTTTAGATATTCCTGCTTATGAAAATTATGATACATGGGTTGTATCTTTACATGATGGAACTAAAACAGGTGGTAAAGCTATTGGTTATGGACAAAGTGCTGTTTTAAAAAATGTTGAATTTAAATCATCTGAAAAAGGTGGTCTAAATATTGCTAGAGGAAAAACTCCAAAAGCAACAATAGGAAGAATACATGGAGATTATTTAGATGCTCCTACTAAAAATGTTTATAATAAAATACAGCTAGAATTAAATGATCCTAATTCAGAATATGTTCAAATAGGAATGAATCCTTTTAGACACAGTTATTTTTATAATAAAAAAACTGGTGAACCTGTTTTAGCAGCAGATGAAGTTTTACAATTAGGTCCTTTAGTTTTAGGTAAAGGAATAACGAAAGGAAAACCTAAAGACTTTAAATTTAAAAAAGGGGGTATGATAATGCGTAACGATAATTATAATACACAGAGGGCAATATAATGGCAACAGAAAGAAATCCATTTGATAAGATAGAAGAAACAATATCAAATGTAATAGAACTTCCAGAACAAATAGAAGAAGCAACAGGGGCTCCAACTATAGAACCAGACGAAGATGGGGGAGTTACTGTAGACTTTACTCAGACCTCTATAGAAATGAATCCTGAAAGTGAAACAGAACAATGGTATGGTAATATTGCTGATACCTTAGATGATGAGTCGTTAACACAAATTGCAGAAGATGTAGTTAATAATTATACAGCAGACAAAGATTCCAGAGGTGAATGGGAGTCAATGTTTGAAAGAGGATTTGATTTACTAGGATTAAAAATAGAAGATGCAAGTGAACCTTTTGAAGGTGCTTGTACTGCTGTTCATCCTATGTTAATAGAATCAGCAGTTAAGTTTCAATCAAAAGCTATACAGGAAATGTTTCCTGCAAATGGTCCAGTTAAAACACAGATATTAGGTAAGACAACTCCTGAAAGAGAATTACAATCTAATAGAGTAAAAGATTTTATGAACTATCAAGTAACTGAACAGATGCCAGAATACTTTGATGAGTTTGAAAGAATGTTATTTCATTTACCACTTATAGGCTCAGCATTTAAAAAAGTTTATTATGATGCTAATCTTAAAAGACCAGTATCTGAATTTATTCCTATAGACCAGTTTTATGTTTCATACTACTCTTCTAACTTACGTAAAGCAGATAGATATACACATGTTATTTATAGAAGTCCTGTAGACTTAGCTAAAGATATGCGTACAGGTATTTATGATGAAATAGAATTACCTGAAGCTACTAATCCTAATCCTACATCTTTCTCAGAAAAGATGGATACAATATTAGGATTGTCTCCTACAGAAAGTAGTGACCCACAATATACATTATTAGAACAGCATTGTTATCTTGAAATAGAAGAAGACTATGCTCTTCCCTACATTGTTACTGTGGAAGAGCAATCTAGAACTATTTTAAGTATAAGAAGAAACTATAAAAAAGATGATAAGCAACAACAAAAGATTTCCCATTTTGTCCACTACAGATTTGTTCCTGGATTTGGATTTTATGGGTTTGGCTTGATGCACTTTTTAGGTAACTTAACTATGACTGCAACTGCAGCTATGAGAAGCCTAATAGACGCAGGTCAATTTGCAAACTTACCAGGAGGATTCAAAGCAAAAGGTGTACGACTTGTTGGTGATAATGAACCAATTAGTCCTGGTGAATTTAAAGAAATAGAAGCAACTGGAGTAGATTTAAGCAAGGCAATTATCCCTCTCCCCTATAAAGAGCCTTCCTCTACTTTATTTCAGATGTTAGGTTTCGTAACAGCAGCAGGTCAAAAGTTTGCTGATAGCACAGAACAAATTGTTTCTGATGCATCATCTTATGGACCTGTTGGTACTACTATGGCTTTATTGGAAGCTTCAAGTAAATTCTTTTCAGCTATACATAAAAGATTACATAAATCTCAAAGAGAAGAGTTTAAAATTCTTGCACGTATAGACTATGATTATTTACCTTCAGAGTATCCTTATGAAGTTCCTTTTGCTGAACAGAATGTGTTTAAGAAAGATTTTGATGGAAGGGTTGATGTAATCCCTGTATCAGACCCTAACATTCCTTCTAATGCACATAGAATGATGCTCAGTCAAATGGCTCTCCAAATGGCACAGCAATCACCTCCTGGTATGTTTAATATAGAAGCATTAAATAGAACAATATTAAATGCTGCTAATATGCCTAATATAGAAGAGATACTTCCACCTAAACAAGAACCACAACAGATGGACCCAGTATCAGATATTATGGCAGCAACAAAAGGTATTCCAATAAAAGCATTTGAAGGTCAGAATCATGATGCTCACATACAAACAAAGATGTCTTATTTACAAGACCCAGAGAATGGTGCTAATCCTATCATGGCTAGAATAAAACCAATACTAGAAGCTAATATACAAGAACATTCAGTTATGAAATATCAAGAACAAGTTAATGGTATTACTAGAATGGGATTAGAACAGTTACCTCCAGAACAAGCACAACAACCTAATATAGGAGAGATGGCTATGGCAGAAGCTGCTAAACAAGTATTAAATGCTAATCAAGCTTTAGGTCAAGCTCAATCACCTGAACAACAATTAGTTGCATTAAAACAAGCTGAAGTAGGATTAAAAGAAAAAGAATTAAAAATGGAAGAAGCTAAACTAAATGTTGAGTCTACATTAGATGCTCAAAAGCTACAACTAGAAGAAGCTAAGTTAATGAAAGATGCAGGAGTTGCAGGTCAAACAGCTATGATGAAAAAAGAAAAAGGTGACCTTGATAGACAAAGTAAAGAAACAATGAAGTTACTAGATTTAATTGCCAAGTCAGAAATAGCAGAACAAAAAACTCAACTTGATTTAGAAAAAATAAGAACACAAGCTTTAGAAAAAGTAGCTCAAATGGAAACATTAGATGAAACACAAAGAAGTATGAAACTATTAGATGTAATGTCTAAAGCTGTACTTCAAGATGCAAAGAACAACTAGGGATATTTTTTGCCTATAGACTGCCCTAGCAGACAAGCCAAGACTATAGGTTAATTTTATTTAAGGAGAATAAATTATGGCAACAACAACTTTTAAAGGACCAGTCAGGTCTGAAAATGGTATGCAGATAGTTTCAAAAAATGCAACTACTGGTGCAATTACTGTAACTAGTGGTGATAAAATGAAGAATGAAGCTGTAGGTAGTGCAGGTATTGAAGGTACAGCAGAAACATATATTACACAAGTAGAAAGATTTAAAAGTGATGTAGATACTAATGTTAATTTAGTAAAGACAACTATTATGATTGACCTTACTGGATTAAATTCTGGTGGCACAGCAGGAGACATTATTGGTAAAGATGGTTCTGGTGTTGCATATATAGGAAGAATTACTACAGCAGATAATGGTGTAGTTTTTGGTGTATCTATGGAATGTTTTGAACAACCTGCAACTGGTGAAGATGATATAAATTTACATTCTGCAACAGAAGGTACTGGTGTTGAGGATACTGCTATTGGGGATTTAACAGAAACTTTAATTATTGATGGTGGTGCTCAAAATGTTAGTGTAAGAACAACAGGTGGTGGTATTGCTGCAGACCAATATTTATATTTAACTGGTGGTAGTACAACTGCAGGTACTTATTCTGCAGGTAGATTAGTAATAACCATTCTTGGTTATGATGTAGCTAGTTAATAATTAATTTATACTGAGTGGTAATTAAGCTACTCAGTATTTTTTTTAGGAGAATAATATATGTGGAGACAACCAATTATAAAAGAAATTAGTGTAGGCTTAGAAATTAATTGTTATGCGTGTGCTGAACTATAATGGAAGTATCTAATGAAGCTCTTCGTAAATATAATGAGGAGCTTAACTTATTAAGAATTAATTTAGCAAATGGACAAGCAGATAACTTTGCTAATTATAAACAACTCGTAGGTCGTATACAAGGAATTGAATGGTCTATTGAGGTTATCAAAACTATAACAAAAAAAATGTATGAAGGAGAAGAGGAATAATGCAACAAGTAGGCATGGCAAAAAGTATTAAAAATGATATGTGGATTTCTAAAGAAGATAAATTAAATCCAGATATGTTACCAGATTTACCTGGGTATCATGTTTTAGTAAGACCTGTTTCAATTAAAGAAAAAACTAAAGGTGGTATATTATTACCAAATTCTACTAGAGATGATATGGCTTATCTTACTACAGTAGGACAAGTTGTAGCTTTAGGAGATTTAGCTTATCATGATATGGAAAAGTTTCCAAAAGGACCTTGGTGTGAATTAAATGACTATGTATGTTATGGTAAACATACAGGACAAAAAATACAATATAAAGGAATAAAATATATTCTTTTATATGATGACCAGATAATTATGAAAGTAGAAAGTCCTAAGACATTAGACCCTACTTTTAATTTATCTAAATATAGTGTGTAATAATACTTGCATACTTTAAAATAATATAGTATAATAATAAGTATAACGTAACTCGTATGTCTCGTTAGCAACGAAAGGGAATAAAATGGAACAACAGCAAGAATGGAATGAAGTCCAAACTGAAAAACCAGAAGAAACAAAAGTAGAATATGAAGTAGAAAAAGAAGAACCTAAGAAAGTAGAACCTGAAGTAAAAAAAGAAGAGCCTGAAGTAAAAAAAGAAGAGCCAAAAGAACTTGAAGGTATTCAAACTAAAGGTGCAGAAAAAAGAATAAGACAATTAGTTAAACAAAGAAAAGATAAAGAAGATGAAGTTGCTAGATTAATTAGACAGAATGAAGAATTAAGTTCTCGTTTAAATAATACACAAAAAGAATTTACAAATATAAGTAAATTAAATTTAGATGCAACTGAAAAACAATTAAAAGATAAGTTAGAATTAGCTAGAGGTGCTTATACAACAGCACATCAAGATGGAGATGCTGAAAAAATATTAAAGGCTCAAGAGTTTCTAAATGATGCACAAAATGATTTAAAATCAGTTGGTGCAACAAAGATGCAGTTTAAAGAACCAGAGGTTAAACAAACACAACAACAAGTACAACAACCTCAATATCAACAACCAACTCCTGACCCAAAGGCACAAAGTTGGGCAGAAAAAAATGATTGGTTTGGTGAAGATAAAATAAGAACTGCTGCTGCTCTAGCAATAGATGCAGATTTAAAAGAAGAAGGTTTTAATCCTACTGATGATGATTATTACACAGAAGTAGATAGTAGATTAAAAGAAGCTTTTCCTCACAGATATAAAACTAAAGAGGTTGAAGAAGTTCGTAAGCAGGAAACGTTACCTGCACAAGTGGTAGCAGGAGGTACACGTAGCACTCCTAGTTCCAAGAATAAAGTTAAACTTTCTAAAGAAGATGTAAGATTAGCTAATAAATGGAATATACCCCTTGAACAGTATGCTCAAGAAAAACTGAAAGCAACAAGTGCTGAAGGTGAGTATACAACTATAAACATGCAACGTGGAGGTAAATAATGACAACACGAATCAATACACGTAGTTCTCAACTAAGAGAAAATAATACTAACGAAGAAATCAATTATCAGTTTGAAGAACAAGATAGTTTACACATACCAAAAGCAGTAGAGAATCGTTTCAAAGACGAAGGAATGACTCTTGGATGGTTAAGAATAACTCTTAAAGGTCAAGATGATTTTAAATACATTGGTAAAAAAATGCAAGAAGGTTGGAAATTTGTTGATATTAAAGAAGTACCTGAAATAGAACAAACATCAGTCGTGAAGATGGAAGGAAGATACTCTGGAGCAGTCTGTCGTGGAGACGTTGCGTTAGGTAAAATACCTACCAAGTTATTCCAAAGTAGAAGTGAGTTTTACAGAAATAAATCTGATAAATTAATGGAAGCTGTTAACAGTCAATTAATGAGAGGAAATAATTCTAGTATGCCCATTTCTAATTCTAGTAAATCAACAGTAACAAAAGGTAAACAACCTAGTTTTCAAAAGTAAATCTTTTGTTGCTTTTTAACAATTAAAGGAGATTAGACTATGGCAAGTGTAAATGCCCCTAGAGGGTTACAACTAGCAAAGAAATATGGCTCTGGTTCTAACTCTACTGGTATAGATACTATTGATGTCAATGTTAGTCCAAAGGTTGCTTCTGCGTTAATACCTTCTGATATATTTACAGGAGACATTATACAAATTGAATCTGCAGGTACAATTAAACCTGTAGGTGCAGGTGTAAATGTTAGATGTGTAGGTGTATTTCAAGGTTGTAGTTTTGTAGATGCAAATGGTGACCAACAATTCAAGAGAAGTTATACAGGTGGAGTAACTGCTACTGATGTAAAAATTCATGTAGCTAGAGACCCAGGTCAAACATTTTTCGTACAAGCAGATGCAACAGTAACAGCTTCAGCAGGAGTTGGAACTGTACCTGTTAACTGTAATATAGCAACAGGAACTGGTAGTCATAAAACAGGTCAAAGTGCTATGGTATTAGATGCTGACACACCAGTATTAACTCAAAGTCAATTAAGAGTTATACGTAGAGCACCTTGGGATACAGGTATTGGAGCATCAATAGGTGTTACAGATGCTTATCCTTGGTACGAAGTTTATTTAAATAACAGTAATGACAGATTTCAAAGTACATCTGTCTGCTCAACATAGGATAGGAGAATAAATTATGGCTATAAATAGAGCTGCAATAAGCAAAGAGCTCCTTCCTGGATTGAACGCAGTCTTTGGAATGGAGTATGGAGAAGTTAATAATGAGCATGAACCACTATATGAAGTAGAAAATTCAGATAGGTCTTTTGAAGAGGAAGTCCTCTTTACAGGATTTGGTACTGCTCCAACAAAACAAGAAGGTGCTGCTGTTGTTTATGATGATGCAGGTGAAAGTTTTACAGCTCGTTATACAAACGAGACTATAGCTTTAGCTTTTGCTATCACAGAAGAAGCAATGGAAGACAATCTATATGATACTTTTGCAAAGTTAAGAGCAAAAGGATTAGCTAGAGCAATGGCAAACACCAAACAAGTAAAAGCTGCAAAGCTATATAATGAAGGTTTTACTACAGCACAAGGAGATGGAGTAAGTTTATTTAATACTGCACATCCAACTGTTGGAGATGGAAACCAAAGTAATATAGGTACAGCAGCAGCAATCTCAGAAGCTAGTTTAGAATCTGCTGTAATTGCAATTCAAAAGTTTAAAGATGACAGAGGTATCTTAATTGGTTCTTCTGCTGTATCTTTACACGTACCTGTAGACTTAATGTTTACATGTGATGT